AGAGAGGTAAAGTAAATGGTATTTTTAACACTTTTTGCGGCCCTATGGTCGTATGATAACAGAGAGTTCATTGACACAATGAACGAACAACTTACACAGGGATATAGTTGGAACTCGATTGAATGTCGGGCTCCTAATGAAGAATTACCATACATTGCTATAGAGTCTCCTCTTGGCAATAAGTATGTCTGTAATAAACTACAATAATTTAAAATTTAGACTTGACACATAAGAATACTTGTGTTACATTATATAGACAATAAGTTCTATGGGTGAAGTGTTAATGGTTGCACGTCAGATTCCAAACCTGAAAGAGAGGGTTCGATTCCTTCCACCTGTGCCATTTACCAAATATTTACTTTACCGTTAATTATTGCTTGTTGTCTTCTTTCAAGTTCTACTAGATTAGCAGACGATGCCAAGTAATCATAGATCATTTCTTGATGTGTTTTAGGCCTTATGTATTTCCATATTTTAGCTAATGTATTCATTTTTTTCCTGTCATAAGTGATTTAGCTTCTTTGTGCATACCCATACGAGTAAGTTCAGCGGCCGCTCTTGCAGTCCCTGCAGTTTCGAAAAAACTTATACAGCCATTTCCGATAGTTTTAAGTCCGTTTGAAATACTATCGCATATTCTACAATAGTAGGTTGTTAATATTTGTGTAGTCATAATTTTATACCCATCCTTTTAAGTTTTCATTTACATTTTGATAGTCTTGCTTTTTCGGCGGCTGGCCGTTATGTTCGAGTAGGTGTTGATAAACAAAACGCCAATCATTACCATACTCTGTCTTAGCCCATATACGATAGCTTTCGTGTTTGGATGAGTTATCAATTGATCCAAACAAAAATCGTAGGACTTTATACACATTTTCCATAGTGTTCTCCTGTTTCTATTAAGTTTTGGATGCTTAAGGGGAGCAATACCTCGGTCTATTTCCGACGTCACTTGGTCTTTCCCAGGTGCCTGAGCTGAACTAGCTCATCTGTATTTATACTGTGCTATATCAAATAGCTATGCATACTGAACATACCCGTTATAAATATTGACATGAAGAAACCTAAAAAAAGACGCCTAATAGCCTTTGGATGCAGTAATACATACGGACACGGATTACGAGATTGTGCAATAGGTATGGGTGCAGGAGAGCAACCTTCTAAGTTTGCCTGGCCTCAATTATTAAGTAATGATCTAAACAGAGTTTGTTTAAATCTAAGTAATCCTGGTGCTAGTATGAGAGAAGTAGTACATAAGATACAAACAACAAAATATCGAAAGGGCGATATGGTTGTAGTAATGTTTCCCCCTATTCCTAGAAGTTGTCTTATTAAATATGAGCCTGAAGCCGAATTCGGCTTGGGGACTAATGCACCTTACAATCCAAATGAAAAATATGGTGAATGGGTAATAGAACAAATTTTTGCTAATAGGAAACCTAAATCAACTGCCCTTGATAAAGTTTGGGTAAGTTTTTTTGCAGAAGAAGCACATATTCATCTTGATTGGATAACTCTAACAAACTATGTATACCTTTTTTTAAAACATAAAAATATTACAGCATATTATTTTTCTTGTGGTAAAAGCTATCGCGAAAGAAATTTTATGAAAAAACACGACTTGGATTCTATAAATTATGTACCAATTAAAGTTAGTGGAATAGTTGATATATCAAAAACAATGCAAGATTTTGCTTTAGACAATTCACATCCAGGAGAACAATCTCATAAAGTCTTTGCAGACAGAGCTTTCCAATATATTTGCCAAAATACTTGACTTCTTTATTTAAAGAGTGTATAGTAAGTGTATAATTAATTTTAGGCACAAAGGCAAAGATATGAGAACACAACCACAAGAAATTATTTTACAACTCGAAGCTGACAATTCTAGACTTGCAAAAGAGGCAATTATAGAACAAGCTATGACTGAGGGATTAGATGAATTCTTTGAAGGTGTCAAGATGGCACTGGATCCACTTGTTACTTTTGGAGTAAAGCAAGTACCAGAAAGAAGCGATGTTTTAACAGGACAAGGATTGTCATGGGACAATTTTAAAACACTTGCTAATCAACTTATTGATAGAGAACTTACAGGACATGCCGCACGTGATGCAATAGAACTTGCAATGGGAGTTGCTACTACAGAACAATGGAATACATTTTATAGACGTGTACTGATAAAAGACCTGCGTTGCGGTGTAAGTGAAAAGACTGTAAATAAAATTGCTAAGAAATTCCCACAATATGCTATTCCAGTATTTACTTGCCCTTTAGCACACGACTCAGCTAATCATGAAAAGAAAATGATTGGTAACAAGCAAGTAGAAGTTAAATTAGATGGTGTAAGAGTTATTACTGTTATACAAGGAGATACTAGTCACGGTAAATTTAGCAGGGTAGAAATGTTTAGTCGTAATGGTAAACAGTTTCATAACTTTGGACACATTATAGCAGAAATTGAAGAAGTACTTAAAACAAATCCTGCACCGTATGACTTGGTATTAGACGGTGAAGTAATGAGTGCTAATTTTCAAGACTTGATGAAACAGGTACATAGAAAAGATGGTAAGCAATCAGATGATGCAGTATTGCATTTATTTGATATGTGTCCTTTATCCGATTTTCAAAAAGGCATATGGGACAAAACACAAGCATTTAGAAGCCAAGCAGTCAAGGCTTGGGTAGAACAAAATAAAGACGTCTTAAAGCACGTTCAAACACTAGACTGGGAAGATGTGAACTTAGATACCCAAGAAGGTCAAGATCGCTTTGTAGAGCTTAATAAAGCGGCTGTAGACGGTGGATATGAAGGTGTTATGATAAAGGATCCTAATGCACCTTATGAATGTAAAAGAACACATAGTTGGTTAAAAGCAAAACCATTTATAGAAGTAACATTAAAAGTAGTTGCGGTTGAGGAAGGCACAGGCCGTAATGAAGGCCGACTAGGTGCCGTAATTGTAGAAGGAGAAGATGATGGATACACTTATCACCTTAACTGTGGCAGTGGCTTCACTGACGCTCAACGTGATCAGTTCTGGAATGAACGTGATAATCTCGTTGGTCAGTTAATTGAAATTAGAGCAGATGCTCGAACCAAATCACAAGACTCAGATACTTACAGTCTAAGATTTCCAAGGTTCAAAACTTTCCGAGAGTATAACGGAGAGAAAGCATAACCCAGCAACAAAAACAATAACAAGGAGAAAGAAATTGTATTGGCTAGTATTAGTATTGTCTGTTTCGGGCATGCCTGATATGCAAATGGAAATGAAGATGGGTAGTTACTTTACTTGCAGTATTGCAAAACAAAAGTTTGAAGATGCAAACCCACCGAACGTGATTATCAAAGGTAAGCAAAAGAAGTCAAATTTCAATAGTATTGAATGTATAAAGAGAGATACATAAACATATATACAAATAAAATTATAGGAAAAACAAATGGCTATAAAACGCAAGAAAAAGGTTGCCCGATCCACACAAAGACGTGGCATAAAAGGTTTAGTAGCACCCAGCAACGAAGACATACAAAATTGGACTGGTGAAGAACTTCATCGAAGAAGCACCGCATGTCATGCATGGTGGTACGACAACTATAAAACTCCAGACCTTATGCCGGCTGTATTTGAATGGATGGAGAAAAACAAATATACAAAAGAGCAAATAAAATTTGCTAAGGCCGCTCCTAACTATACAATAAGCGGAACTGCGGCTATTTGTTGTAGAATGTTGCTTGACGGTTGGCCTGATTGGGATAAACGCGAAGCAGACTATTGGTTAACACTTCCAGGAACTATGGGTGAAACAAAACCCAAGACAGAATTTATAGTAAAAAGAATTGAATTAGGTATTGCAGAAGGCAAAACTGTACTTAAAGATAGAAAAGAAATAGAACAGAAGAAAGCAAAGATTGCTCCTCCTCTAAGTATTCAAGAAAGAATTAGAGAGCAGGCATATATACAATCCGAAGCAATAGAAGAATGGTTAGAAGGATTTTGTACAGATAAGGAATCTTTTGATCCAAAAGGATTCGATTTTAAAACACACTTCCAAAAAATGAATGTTTCACAAGCTCATGCTAGAAAACTGAAAACATTTTATGACGGAGAGCTTAACGACTTTAAAGCCCTTTTAGTAATTCCTACTGCTGGCCAGCTTAAGAAAATGAGTGAGAAAGAAGCAGACGACTGGGAGCAACTGAAAGAAGGATATGCCCATTTATCAAAAGCTGATGTTAAAAAATACATCACTGCTATTGAGAATTTAGAACAGGCATTAGACTTTGTCATTGATAGTGCAAAAGCAAACCGTAAACCTAGAAAGTCTAAGCCAAAGAGTGCAAGTAAATTAGTTGAAAAATTAAAATACTGTAAAGCAGATGAAAAGTTTAAGGTTGCAAGTATAACACCGGAAGATATTATTAAAGCTAACGAATTATGGGTATTCAATAAAAAGAATAGAAAAATAGGCAAATATATTGCAAAGAACATTGATCCCCAAGGACAACAACGTGACGGTACAGGACTTAGTGTAAAAGGTACTACCATCATAGGATTTGATGAACAAGCTAGTATGCAAAAAACATTACGTAAGCCTGAAGAACAATTACGACAATTTAAGGATTGTGGCAAAGTAAAACTTCGTACATTCTTAGATGAAATTAAAACCACGGAAACAAAACTAAACGGTCGATGTAATCCGGATACGATACTACTCAAGGTAAACTGATAAATACTTGCATGAACATCGATATCAAAACAATAAAATCCGGTTTAGATTCACTTGCTAGTGCAGTAGATGAATTAGCAAGTAGTCCTGCTCCTACTCCTGCGATACTTGACCGTGAATTAAGCGGTAATAAGATCAACGGCGGAATGATTACCAACTTCAAATCAGTTGGTGTAACAGATGAAGCAAAGAGTACTAAATTAACTATTCATAATGACGGTATAACTGTTGATAAGATACATACTAATATCTTAACAAAACCAGTAACAGTACAAGGAGATCTTACAGTACACGGATTAGTCCATGCAACAAAGTTGCAGGTTGATGAAGTAACAGCTGATGTTAGAAATGAAAGAACTTCTTCATTAGAATTTAAGGCTGAAAATGATTCACTACACGGTAAAGGTTTAATGTGGTCAGGAAAAGATTACACTAAACAATTTGTTTTCCAAGAAGAAACAAACAGACTATGGAGTAGTGAGGATATCGATTTAGACAGAGAAAAGGTATACAGGATAGATAAAATACCTGTAATGACACTTACTACTCTTGGAAGTTCTGTAGTAAACAGTAGTCTAAAAAAATTAGGTACTGTGCAAGATCTAAATACAGAAGGCAATATTAATATAGATCACTTTATATTTTGGGATAGCGATTCTCAAAGGCTAGGTATAGGGACTGATAGTCCAAATGCTATGCTTAGTTTAAAAAGTATAGATCACGAATTTGTAATAGACGACACAATTGATAAAAAGTTTAAAGTGGGCACTTGGACAACCAGTAGTTTAGAAATAATCACTGATGACAAGGCCAGAATAGAAATTGGTGCCAGTGGAGAAATATCCTTAAATAGCAAAACAACTATTGACGGTAAGCTAGGAGTTGGTGTAAAGAACTTTTCAAATGATGTTGATATTACAACAGCAGGTCCAGTAAGAATTCAAAATAAGAAATTTGAAGTCGGGCCAGGCTCTCCAACAACAGGCTCCTATGTGAAAGGAGACGTAATATGGAACGACGATCCAAAACCAAGTGGTTACGTTGGTTGGATATGTACAAGACCGGGATCTCCCGGCGAATGGAAATCTTTCGGATTAATCCAGGCTTGAACAAAAATAAAGAAATAACTACATGGCAATGGCTTGCTCGAATAGTACCTATGGTATATCTTATGGCTTCATTGCTTATAATAACAATAGGGTTAGATTCATGGGCAAATATACTGATATGTACTACGTTGACTATATTATCAACCTTTGCTATAGGTTGGTGGTGGTGGGCCATGGATACTATAAGACATTTAATGGGGATGTTTGATAGAAACTTAAAAAGGTACGAAGAGATAGCAGATGAACTATCTGACGTAAGAGTTGAACTGCGACAACATCTACCTCCAGGAAAGAAAAGTGCTAGATCGACTAGAAACATTAAGTAATGAATTTCAGTTTCTATCTGATAGTGAAACTAAGTGCCTAAACATAAAAGCACGACTTGAAATGCTAAAGGATAGAGTAGGATACGAAGAAACAGTAATAAAAAATGTAGTAAGTAATGCACCTGTAACAAAAGTACAGCCAAAAGAAGATATAAGCGATATTAGAAATAAACTTAAACCTAAAGTTAGTACTGTAGAACAAGAAATGCAACAAGTGGATGAGGAATTAGATAGAGCATTAAGAAAAGCACTAGCTGAGAATTAAATACACTATGCTTGTAATTGGAAATGGTGAAAGTCGACTTCAAATTGACTTAGACAAAATTGATATTTGTAAAATAGGTTGTAATGCTATCCGTAGGGATTACGAAGTTGATCATTTGGTATGTGTGGATAGACGTATGGTGCAGGAAGCATTAGAAAGTAAATTCACAAACACAATATACACAAGGAAAGATTGGATAGGACAGTTTTCTGCACACAAAAATGTAGAGCTTGTACCTACAGTTCCATACCAACCAGAAGAAAGAAAGGATGAACCCTTCCAATGGGGTAGTGGACCTTATGCAGTTTTACTTGCCGCTACTTTATCAAAAAAAGTAAAATTGATAGGATTTGATCTTTTCAGCACAACAGGTACAGTAAACAACGTTTACAAAAGCACTACACATTATGACAATTCAGATAAACATGCTGTTGATCCAAGCTATTGGATACACCAGATTAGTAAGGTATTTGAGTACTTTCCTTTAAATAAGTTTACTGTATATCAAAATAGACAATGGATTTTGCCAGATTCTTGGAAATACCCTAATGTTTTTCTTGACAATCTAGACGTTTTATAATATAATCATACTAATAAAGGAGTTACTATGCCGAAATATTATTCTACAAAAACTTATGGACATAACATAGGTTTAAGTGCAGTATTTAGACAACCTAATGCTGATCATTCTCACTGTCATTTATTACATGGATACAGTTTACAATTTAAATTTACGTTTGGTTGTAATGAACTAGACAACAAAAACTGGGCCGTAGACTTTGGAGGCTTGAAGCCTTTGAAGGCTTGGTTAGAAGATTCATTTGATCATAAAACGTGTGTCGATATTAATGATCCACACAAGCAAGACTTTTATGACCTACAAGACAAAGACTTATGTGAAGTAAGAGAGTTTGATGGAGTAGGTGCAGAAAAGTTTGCAGAACATGCATGGCGATTTGCAGATAAACTGATACGTGAAGCGACAGACAACCGTTGTTATTGTGTAAAAGTAGAGTGTGCAGAACACGGTGCCAACTCAGCTATATACGAGAATTAATGATGTTTTGGGTAGGATTTACCATAATGTTTTTCAACGAAGGCTTTGTGATAATGCGTCATGTTAGTCCTTGGTTTGCACAAAAAAGAAAACAACTGCATGATAGATTTGGCCGGGAAAAGATAAAACGTATACATGGATTTACAGACTGGACATGGATTGGTTTTATTGCACTAGGTTATTATTTAGATTTTGAAAATTGGAAATTGTATTCTGTGCTATTAGGTTTATATTGGGGAACTGTTGCAATAGGTGTATACTTACCAATGCTAGTAAGGAAACTAAAAAAGCAACCAACAGGATATGTAAAATAACCAAGGATTAATCATGTGGCGAAGTTAGACAAATCTCTATATACAAAACAAGAAATACGTGAAATTAGAAAACAAAAACGTGAAAATAAACTTGCGAAACTTGCAAGAAAATTTCTTAAGAGCGATCCCGAATTAAAAAAGAATAACATACTTGTTCTAAAACACGGAACTAAGTATGGACCTGAATATGTAAACAAGATGTTCAAAATGGTAACGAACAATTTAACGTTACCTTTTAACTTCTACTGTATCACAGAAAATGCAGTAGGATTAGATAGAGAAATAAAAATTATAGATTTACCAAGAGGAATGGACAAGGTTGCAGGTTGGTGGTATAAGCCTTATATTTTTAGCAAAGATTTACCAATAGATGGTACTATATTATATGTAGACTTGGATATGGTTGTTTGTGATAACATGGACAAACTATTTACATTTTATCCAAAACAGTATTGTGTTCTAAGAGACTTTACACGTTCTATGAGGCCTGGTTGGGAAAAGTATAATAGCAGTTTGATAAGGTTTGAAAAAGGATCGTTAGATCACTTGTGGGTGAAGTTTAAAAGAGATTCACATACTATTATGGGGCAAAACTTTGGAGACCAAGATTATCTCTGGAATGAAACACAAGGACAAGCAACTTACTGGCCCGATGATTGGATTAGAAGCTGGAAGTGGGAAGTAAGGAATGACAGGGCATATGCTCCTGGAGGACATAGGGGAAATAGAAAACTTGCAACAATAGAACAAGATGCTCATGCTCCACCAGAATGTTGTATAGTTGCATTTCACGGAGATCCAAATCCTCATAACTGCGAAGACCCATTTATAGTTGACAGATGGCATAAAATATAGTATACTTAAACAATGAAACGTATAGGCTTTGCATGTAAATACATGCATCAAGATCAAACACAGAAGAAGAAACTTCTTGAAGAACTTCAACGTCCGTTGAACACACGTTCTACAACTGTAGCTTGGTTGAATAGACAACCAAAAGAAGTTGCAGAAGAACGACTGTGGAATATAATGGTCCACAACATAGAGTCTTACAAAAATCTTATTACATACGTAGGAGGATTACAAAATGAATTACGAATGGTTAGACTTGGCTCCGATGTACTACCTGTTTACACTGAGCCTACTTGGTGCTACTTCTGGCGGTTACCTGATGTACGTGAATATTGTGAACGGTCTTTGGCACCAGTCGGCGAGTTGGCTAGGAATCTTGATGTACGCCTTAGTATGCACCCTGGTCAGTTCACTGTCCTTGCTAGTGATAACCCAGATATAGTAAATAGAAGTATAGAGGAGTTTGAATATCATGTGGATGTCGCAAGGTGGCTTGGATACGGCAAGCAATTCCAAGATTTTAAGATCAACGTACACATCTCCGGTCGCCAAGGTCCAGCCGGTATCATCGACGCTTACCCAAGATTATCTCAAGAGGCGAGAAATACAATTACGATCGAAAACGACGAAAACTCGTGGGGCATCGAAGCTAGCCTTCAGCTCGGCCACAAGCTCGCATTGGTCCTCGACATACACCATCACTGGGTCAAAACAGGTGAATATATACAGCCAACCGACGATAGATTTTCTCGCATAATAGATAGCTGGCGTGGCGTGAGACCTGTAATACACTATTCTGTTTCTAGAGAAGATTACATAGATACACATTCAGTAGATCATTTGCCTAATATGGAGCATTTGTTAGAGAATGGTTACAAGAAACAAAAACTTAGAGCACATAGTGATTATATGTGGAATACAGCCGTTAACGATTGGGCATTGTCATTTTGGCAACATGCAGACATTATGGTTGAGAGTAAAGCTAAAAACTTAGCTAGTAAGGAATTGTATGAAAGAGCTATACAACAAAATTTTTGATTATTTTAGAGAAAGTTATCAACGCAGTAAAGTTGCATTTTACTGCGAGGTAACTGAAGCAATAGTTTTAATTGCAGGAAGTGCGATTCTAAGTGCCACAATACTAGATCCAGCTACGCACCTTTTTATTCCCCTGTATTTAATTGGAAGCACATTAGCTGTCGTTAGTTGTTATATTAGAAGAAGTAGTGCTATTGTGTTAACGAGCTGGTTTACAGTAATGAATAGTTGGGCTTTTATCCAGCTTTTTATTATATAAATATTGTATGATAACCTTGACAGAAACAATATCATATATATTAAAAAAGGTATGGGAAGGAATAAAAAGAATTATTAATCCTATGCCAACAGTCTGTCTTAAAGGAGGTAAAAAATGATTAAAAAATGGATTGAAACTAGAAGAAAAGAACGTACTACTTGGGATGGTGCAGTTTGCATTATTTTAGGTTTACTAGTCTTATTCATGGCTCCATTAGCTAAAATAGCGGCAGGTGTTGCTATTGCATACGGCGCATGGACTATCTGGAAATCGGAATAAGGGATAAAATGTACAAATCTGGAGTACAAATAATTGGTAAGTATACAGTTTTAATACAAGAAAGTGTTAACAAAAGAACTGTAGGAGACAACGTACATTCTTTATGGGACGTTTGGATTACTGATAATGACACTAATGTAAAGATATCACTAAAAGATACTGTAAGTCCTTACGAGAGAGAAGACTGGATGGAATCAGTATTTACTGCGGCCAAACATTCATTAGATAATCCTTCAGATCATGCATGTTGCTATAAAGATGCAACATATGTCACAACTTAGAAATATCTAAATCACTAGAAGCAGGTAAATTCCATATCTGCTTCTTTTCTATTCCTTTTCTTTGTGCAAAAACTTTTGCATCACATTCTGAACATACATGAAAGAAGTTATTATTAATCCTATTAGGATTCATACTACCTCTAGCCCTTTCAAACTGATTATTACAGTTATCACAACGTAAAACCACTATTGTTTTCTGCCTAAAATAAGGATGATCGGTGCCTAGTTTAGATTTGCGTGAATATCTAAACTCCTTTGTATATTCATTTATAAACATAACTATATTTACATTAAGATTATAAAATTCTATATAAATACACTAGCAAAGGGGTTTGAATGTCAATTTTAACACTTACAGAGAACGCAAAACACAAAATCAACGAATTATGCATAGAAAAAGACGCATTTGCAGTTAGCCTAAATATGAAAGGCGGTGGATGTGCAGGATTCGAATACGAGTGGGATTTTGCAGAAAAAGCAGACCCAGGAGACGAACTTATTAATACAGGAAATGGCAATCTTGTAATAGGACAACAAAGTATGATGTTCTTATTTGGGACAGAAATAGACTATGTAAAACAAATATTTGGGTCTAACTTTGAAATTAGAAATCCTAACGCAAAAAGCTCATGTGGGTGTGGCGTTAGTGTAAATTTTGATATGGACAAATTAGAGATACCTGCATAACGGAGCAATAGATGGCAAAACAAGGAATTAACATAGGTGTTGAGGGTAACGACGGTACTGGTGATAGTATTAGAGAATCCTTTAAGAAAGTAAATGAAAACTTTACTGAACTATACGCAGTTTTTGGTGTAGGAGGACAAATTAATTTTAGCACATTAAGTGATACACCAGATACACTTACTCCTGACACAGTAGCATTAGTAAACAATGCAGGAACACAACTTACACTGGCAACATTAGCCAGTAACGCCGCACTAGGTGGTGGAGCAACAGACACAATTACGTTTAGCTATGCTGTGCCAGGCAAGTTAATTATAAGTAGTGCATTTACAAAAGTATCAGATGACTTATCTCCTACACTAGGTGGACCGTTAAACGCCGCAGGATTTGGTATTGCTAATCCAGGAATCAGCACAGTAGTAGCAGATGCTGTAAATGCCGCACATGACGGTGTTTCAAATATTACTGTTGACGATTTAGTTATTACAAAAGGATATGCTGATCAAAGATATATTACATCTGGACTTCCGTTAAGAGTTGCAGACGAACCAACAGGTAAATTACATTATACATGGACTATAAATTCCTATGTGGATAATGCTTTAGAAATTACTTCTCATTATAGTGTAGCACAAGGATTAGTGTCAGGTGGACACGGATTAGAATCTGGTGCTAACGGCCTAGCTATAAAATTCTCTGCAGAAGATACAAATCCAACAGGACTTACATCTGGAACAACTTACTACATAAGATATGTTTCAGCTACAAGATTATACTTGTATACAGAGGCAAATAAAGCATATGCTATTACTGACGTTGATGCAGATGCACAAGCATTTAAGATAAACGTCTCCGGAACTATTGCGGCAGACGATACACATACAATTACAGATGCAGACCTAGATAATACTCTATCAGGAAACTTTTTAGATAGCGTCGGTTTACCAAGAAAGAGTGTAACAAGACGTCAAGGCGATACAATGACTGGCGCACTTTATCTACATGACCATCCAGGTGAATTAGCTGGACAAGGACAGCCTGCCGGCATAGAAGATATGCAGGCGGCAACTAAATTTTATGTAGATAACACATCTTATAGTTCTCCAGAAGTATTGCATGTTAGCTCGGGTGGTGACGACTCAATGGCTGGTGTTCCAGCAGGTAAAGAAGGAACTTCCTTCACTTATGCATTTAAAACAATAAATGCCGCGGCACAGAGAGCTGACATATTAATGAGATCTGCTCCGGTTTCTCCGGGCAGTTATATGCAGAAAATAACACATACTCAAGGAACAGCTGAAGCTAGAGTTATTAGAGCAGATGTTGTAAGCCCTGTATTCTTACAAGCTAGAAATTTAACAGAAAAAAATAGAAGATATATTATTGCAGAAGTACAGGCATTTTTAAAATACACATATCCTGATTTTGCATATGACATTGCTCTCTGCGAAAGAGATGTTGGATTAATTGCAGACTCCATTGCACTTGATATCAACAGAGGATTAAACACCAACTATCTAGTGAGACAGGCGGCTGAAAGATATTATTCATCAGTAAGTGGTAGAATTGCAATTACAAGTCAGTTAACACAAACACTAGCCTCTATAAATTTTGCAAAAGAATTACACTTAGCAACTCTACAAAATAACCTATTACAACAGCAGAACATTAGTGCTATTACTAGAGCTAATCCAGGAAGGGTAACTACATCAGCTAATCACGGTTGGGCGGATAAAAATATTGTACTTCTAAAAAATGTTGGCGGCATGACAGAAATAGAAGGACAGAAAAAATATATAAAGAAGATATCAGATGATACATTTGAATTATATAATGATGCGGCTTTAACACTACCATACGATACAAGTGCATTCACAGGATTTACATCAGGTGGTATTGCAGGTTTGATATATCAAGTAGATGAAGCACAATATTTTGACGATGGCCTAGTTAATCTTGCTACTGCTACTAAAACTTATCCTGTAAGAATTACAACATCAGCTTCACATTTTGTTGAATCCAACGATACTATTACAATTAATAGTGTAGGAGGAATGACTAATTTAAACGGGAATAGCTATACAGCAAGAAGGGTAGATGCAAGTACATTAGATCTATATAGTACTGCATTTAATCAAAAAACAATTTCAGGTGCAACACAGGCAAATCCTGTAAGAATTACTACATTAGAGGCACACAGTTTATCAAATGGAAATGCAATAGCAATAACTGAAGTTAATGGAATGACTCAGTTAAATCAAACTAAGTTTTATGTAAGTGTAGCCAACTCAACACAGTTTGATCTTTATACCGATGTAGGATTAACAAGTTCAGTAGACGGTACAGCTTATGGTGCTTGGACTTCAGGTGGTTTTGTTACTTCAAACGCCGTAGATGGTACAGGTTTTGCTACATATACTTCAGGCGGTACACTAACAAAAGCAACTGATGCTGATACTAGTGCAGTTACAGCTATTTCAGATAAATGGGAATTAATTAAAACTATTATAAACAATGGAATTGATGCAGGAGCAGACATTGTTTATGGAAGCACATACAAAATTATTTTAACAAACGGCTCTTCATCGTATGTTGATCAAACTAATCCTAACAATACAGACTTGTTACCAGGTAAGGTAGTTAGGGGTAGACGTTCTGAAGCTCTGGGACAGATTGTTAGTTTCACAAATGATGTCAGTGCTGAGTCTGGAATAGATCCAGTAACAGGATTGGCAGAACCTAATCCAACCATGATTGAAGTACATCTGTTGTCCCCTAAGGATTTTGAAGCTGAGGAAGATATAGAATTTGGAAACTTTGTAAAAGATAAGCAAGTTACAATTAGGGTAGAAACAGGTATTTATGAAGAAGATTATCCTATCAAACTTAGCAATAATGTTTCATTAAAAGGTGATGAGTTTAGAAGAGTAATTATAAAACCTAAGACAGAAAAGGATTCAAGACAAGCAAGAGTGTCACAAAGTAAATGGGCACAGACTTACTTTTACAGAGATAACGAATTTGACGGATTACAAGTAGCAAAAGGTGGTACTCCTTTCCTAAATCAGGAAGGAACAGAACAAGGTAAATTCGGTTTCCATTATCTGTACCGACCTGAAAAACCAATTAATGTTGGTAGTGCAATAACTAATGTTGGAAACTATACAACTGCCGCGGCTGTTATGAAAGCTAACAGAGATTATATCATTGAAGAAACTATACAACTTATAGCTGATAGATTTCCGTTACTAGTATACAGCGAAGCAAAGTGTCGTAGAGACACAGGAATGATTGTTGATGCCCTTATTAAGGATTTAACCAACGGTGGACAAGAAGGAGCTCTAGAAACACAAGGGTCATATCATGAACTTGGATATACCGAACTCCTTACTCAACTAGGCGACTCAACACAGGAAACAGCTACAGAAGATGCTATACAAAATATTAGTTTACTTGCTAACAGTTTGCTAAGTGGGGTTGCACCTACTTACACAGATAGTATAGCACAATTTACACCAGTAGCTGGTGATAATATAGGAACAGATACACCGACTGGAGCTACCTATAATGGTAACACAGGAGATATGGTTTTAACAATGAACAATCATAATTTGGTTGTTGATGACTTAATTACTATCGCCACAAACGGTATTGCATTTACTTGTACACAAGACGGTAATACTGCTGTTAAAACATATCCAAGAACAACAGATCCAGTTTACAATAGATTTATAAGGGTATCTGCCGCAGATACAAATACAATAACAGTTAATGTTGGTGCTTCTAATTTAGCTGATGTATATCCGCATACTTTTGACTCAGGCGGAACTACAGCAGACTGTGTTACAAAATATAGAATGCCTACAAAGTATAATTCAAGCACAGGCGACTTACAAGTTAATATTGGATCACACAATCTTAAAGTTGGCCAAACAGTCAAAGTTGATAACAACGGATTAAGTTTCATATGTAACTCAGATGACTTCAATGTTACAAGAAGTTATCCACAAATAAGAAGTTTTACACCTACAACAGGAACAACATATAATCCTTCATCGGGCGTATTAAATTTAAGATTATTTACTCCTGAAGAGTTTACACCAACTGGTGCAACATACGAACCTACAACTGGTGATATGGAGATTAATATAGGATCTCATACATTTTCAGTAGGCGACTATGTAATGATTGATGACAATGGCATAACATTTACCTGTACACTGGCACCGGGCAACCATACGTATCCTAGACCGTCAGACCCTGCTTCAAATAAAGCACTTCCTATTATGGCTATAGGAGGAACAACAATTAAAGTGAACGTAGGTCCTTCTGCAGAAGGACAGCAATATGCACATACATTTATAACCGCGGCAACCAACTGTGTCAAAAAAGCTCACTCTTTAAAGATAAATGAGAAAATTAGAATAGCGGCGAATAGTTTAACATTTAGTTGTACTTACGGTTCAGGAGGAACAGAGACTTATCCTAGAGCAACAGGTACTGGTGTAAATTCAGGTACTGCTGATCCAGCTTTTGGAACAGAGTTGCCTATTACCGCAGTCACAAACAGTGATGTGCAAGTAAATGTCTTAGCTGTAACTCCGTCAACTAACATAGATACACATACATTTGTTAGTGCAACTGCAGGTTCCGTAACTACACAGGATCCTGCATACCAAACACAAAGAACAATTACAGCAACAACTGGAACAACATTTACTATTAACGTTGGTTCATCTCCGACAGGAAATCAGTATACTCACACATTTAAGAGTGCAACTTCCAACGCTATTGATTATGGTGGAACTTATACAGCTGGACAGGCTTCTGTATTATCTAAAGAAACTCCAGATATAAGTTTAGGAGCCGCAGAAGCAGGCACAGGTACATTAGTTGGCAACTTGATTGATAATATATGTTACGTATTTAATGTTGAATACAATCCACCTTTACGTAATGATGAACTAGACGTGTTTATGATGGGTGATCAAACTATTATTAGAAACGTTACCTGTAGAGGACACGGTGGATTTATGTGTGTTCTTGACCCTGAAGGACAAGTACTTGTCAAATCACCTTACATACAAACTGCATCTAGTTTTTCACAAACATTAAACAAACAAGCATTTAGAGGCGGTATGTATGTTGATGCATATGTAGGTAACTTACCTACTACTGTTTTGACTAAGGTAAACAACTTTAAGATTACTGTCCAAAGTGATGTAGGAGAAGGACTAAGACTACGTCCTCCACAATTACCATGTCCATTTTATGTAGAAGGTAGACGTTACCAAGTTAACGCGATATCTGATTACGATAAAGGACAAGGTACAGCAACACTATATTTAGATGCAAACTCTAACAGCGGAACAGGGTACGATCAAACACAATTTGATGACAGTTCAGTATCAAGAGATATATTCTTACAAACAGCTGGTAACAGAAGTATATTGGGTAACGACTTTACACAAGTTAACGACTTAGGATACGGACTTGTTACTAACAACGGTGCTTTATCTGAAATGGTTAGTATGTTCACGTACTACTGTCATGCGGCATACTATGCAAATAACGGTTCTGAAATTAGATCACTAAACGGTTCAAATGGATACGGTAAATTCGGCTTAATAGCAGAAGGTGCTGATCCGAACGAGATTCCAGATCAGGTTACTTTGACACACGATATGGTTATGCCTATCAAAGCATACGTAGATGGTACATATCAAAACGCACTTGATGATCCAAGCATTACAGTTTATGATTTTAAAAGACCTCCTACTGCCCAAAGTTTAATAACTATTGATCATGGAGGCGCTACAGGAACACTAGATTACGTTGTGGCAAGTGTAACAAACCTAAGTGACGCAGACGGTGATGGAATACTTGGCGAAGGTAGTGATTTAATAATTAGTGGTGCATTGACCGTAGGTTCAGCTTCAGGAACATTAACTGCTGATCCAAGTGCTCCATACACAATTACAGGAGCGGCAACAACTACTCTTACAGGTAGTGGATCTGGAATGAAATTAGATATTTCAGTTACTGGCGGATTGCCAGGCACTCCTTCAGCAACATATACAGTCACAACAAAAGGTCAAGGTTATGCTGTAGGTGATCAAATAAAAGTATTAGGCACAGCGTTTGGTGGTACAAATGCTTCTCCAACAAATGACATTACGTTACAGATTGCATCTATAGTTGGTTCAACAAATACAGCAACACACAACAACTTAATTTATAAATTAGATCTTAAAGCAGACGATGTAGAAGCTGATAACTTTTATGGTACACTACAAGCAATAGTAAGTAATAACACAGTCATAGAATATAGAGATAGATTCCAACATCAATTTGATAATGTAAATAGTCCAGCAGAACTGGTTACAAGACCAAGTACAGCTATTAACTTTGATGAAAGTGATGGTGCAACATATAGAAGTATTTCATTCCAAAATACTGATGCTTTTAGTCAACCATTAGGTTCTAACAAAATTTTAAGTACATTTGAAGCAGGATATGATTTTGTACAAATGGAAGTTGCAACTTCACACCTGACAGGTGGTTATGGTTCTACACAAGGTGATACACGAATTGCAATAAGTCCACTCATTGCAGGTACAGCAGGTACCGTGATCATTAAAACAACAGGAAACATATCACTTACTGCAGGAGAAACGCTTACACAAACTGGATCTACTGGATCTGGTACTGTTGTAAACACAGTTTCAACTAGCGATTTAATTGTGTTATCTGGAGTTACTGGTACATACAATAAAACAGGAATCTTACAAGGTAGTACAAGTGGTGGATTAGGAGCCTCTAGTATTCCAACAACAATCACTATTAATAGCGGTACTGATACATTCTCAGATACTGCTAGAATTGTAAAAGACTCTTCAGTACAACCAGCAAGGGTACCAGGAGATGCAGGGTATGCAGGTGGAATGCGATTCCTTTGGAAAGCTAAAACACATAGAGTACTAGATTATAATACAGTAGCAGAATTAAAAACAACTGGAAGTGTAAGTATAGTCAAAGACGAAACATTAACACAGGCTACATCAGGTGCTACAGCAAAGGTTGCAAAAAGTGCCACTGGCACAACACATTACCTTTACGATGTAGTTGGAACGTTTGATACTACAAATACAATTACTGCAAGTGGAAGTGGTGCATTAGGAGCAAATAGTGTACCAACACAAGCTATTACAGACAATGTGTGGGCATTTATTGACATAGGTGAGGTAGCAGGAAGCAATATTGATACAGCTGGTTACAGTGG